TGCAAAAACGAGAGGAAAAAATGAACAACCTAATAGTTATTGATTTTGAAACTTACTATGATAAAGATTATGGCTTACGAAAATACACTACTGAGGAGTATATACGTAGTGATAAGTTTGAGGTCATTGGAGTAGCTGTCAAAGAAAACCAAGATGAGACTGTATGGTGTACAGGAACTCATTCTGAAATACAAAAGTTTTTAAGTACTTTCGATTTTGAAGGTAGTTTTTGTATAGGTCACAACATGCGTTTTGATGGAGCTATACTTAACTGGATATTTAATATTCGTCCTTTAGGTTTAATGGACACTATGGGCATGGGTCAAATACTTCATGGCTTAACCGAGTCTGTGTCTTTAAAAAATTTATCGAGACTATATAACATAGGTGAGAAAGGTACTGAGGTTCTTGATGCTCTAGGTAAACACCGAAAAGATTTTAAGCCTAATGAGATTGACCGATACGGAGATTACTGTATCAATGATGTAGACCTGACATATCATTTGTTCCACCATATGATTTCAAAATTTACAGCTATTGAAATAAAACTAATAGACTTAACTATTAGAATGTTTACAGAACCTAAACTAGTTATAGATAAAGTACTACTATTAAAGCATTTAGATGCTGTTAGAACTAGTAAGCAAGAACTTTTGGATAAGGCTCAAGACATTATAACAGTTGACGATGGTGAATCAGACGATGGCGTTTTAGATAAAAAATATTTAATGAGCAACCCCAAGTTTGCCGAACTCTTAGCTTCTTTAGGTGTAACTATACCTGTTAAGATAAGTGCAACTACAGGCAAAGAAACATACGCATTTGCTAAGACAGACGAAGGCTTTATTAGTTTGATGAACCATGCTGATGAGAGAGTTCAAATACTTGCAGCCGCTCGTGTTGGTAACAAATCCACTATAGAAGAATCACGTACAGAGAATTTTATAGGTATTGCTAATAGAGGTTTACTACCAGTACCATTAAAGTATGCAGGTGCTACTGTTTCTCATAGATGGAGCGGAGCTGATGGTATTAACATGCAAAATCTTCCTCGCACTTCACAACTTAGAAGAGCACTGTGTGCACCCAAAGGTTACAAACTCGTGGTATCTGATTTAAGTAACATCGAGCTACGTTTAGCATATTGGTTTGCTCAGTCGACTGCTAAAGTAGATTTAATTAACCAAGGTATTGACTTATACAAGCAATCAGCTTCTGAAATTACAGGAACATCTTACGATAAGGTTAGCAAGGAGGTACGTTACATATTTAAAGTCGTTAATCTTTCAGGTATATATGGAGTAGGGCATGTTAAAATGCATAGCATACTTAAAGCTGGCGGAGTTGAGAAAGATTTAAATGAGGTTAAAAACATTGTGTATGCTTTTAGAAACTCTAACCCTGAGTTAGTAAAAGCTTGGCATGACGCAGGTTGGATGTTAGATGCTGTACATGCAGGACAAGGTTATGCTATGGGTAAAAATAATATAATAACTAGCATACCTAAAATTGGTATGTTAAAGCCTAACAAAATGATTTTAGGTTTGCCTGGATTAAGAAAGATAGTAGATGCAAAGACTGGAAGAGATTCATGGGTGTACGATAAGTTAATAGGTAGAACGCTAACACATGAGTATATACATCCAGCTAAAGTATTTCAAAGGTGTATACAATCGTTAGCACGAGACATTATTGGAGAGCAGTTAGTAGCTGTTTCTAAAAAATACAGAGTTGTAATGACAGTGCATGATGAGTTAGTCATGTTGTGTCCTGAAAATGAAACAGAAGAATGCGTATCATTTGTTAATAAGTGTATGACTACGGCCCCCGATTGGTGTACAGATTTACCTCTTGGTTGCGAAATTGGAGTTGGGCATAACTATAAGGATGCAAAATAATGAGCGCACTAAAAACATGGTCTTATTCAAGTGCTACTACATTTGAAAAATGCCCTAAGCATTACTATCATCTATATGTAGCTAAAGATATTAAGACTGACCCTAATCAAAAACATTTTTTATATGGTAACGAAGTTCACAAAGCAGCGGAGTTATACGTACGTGATGCTGTACCTTTACCTGAGAAGTTCATGCAGTTTAAATCTATACTAGATAAAGTTAAACAGATTCCAGGTGATATATACTGTGAGCATAAGATTGGGTTGACCAAAGACTTAGAACCTACAGGGTTTTTTGCTGATGATGTGTGGTGGCGTGGTGTATTAGATTTATTAATCATTGACAAAGAGAACAACTTAGCTACAGTAATTGATTACAAAACAGGTAAGTCTAGCCAATACGCTGATACAAGGCAGTTATCCTTAATGGGTGTAGGGGTATTTAAACATTTTCCAGAAGTTGAAAGCATTAAGTCAGCGTTGATGTTTTTAGTTAGCAAAGAACTAATTAAAGAAGACTATACCAGTAAAAAAGTTGACTCAATGTATGAAGAATGGGGTAAAATAATACATCGAATAGATGCTGCATATGCATCCGATACTTTTAACGCTGTGCCTAATTTTGGATGCCGATGGTGTCCTGTTCTAAGCTGTGCACACAATGGGAAATAATCATGGCTTACACCAAAACACCTAGACCTTATAAAAAAGAATACGCTTTACGTAAAAAGAAAGCAAGCGTTCATGCAGACCGTATGGAGCGTCAAAAAGCTAGGCGTGCTATGGACAAAACTGGTAAAGATGCTAATAAAAATGGTAAGGCTGATAAACGAGAGGGTAAAGATATTGCCCACAAAAAAGCATTGTCTAAGGGTGGGTCTAATAAAACAGGGGTAAAGATTCAAGCTAGGTCTAAAAATCGTTCATTTAAACGAGACTCTACTAAAAAATTAGTGTCCGAAACAAGTACAAGGGAAAGAAAAAAACGTAAGGCATGAGTGCGTATAACCATGTCAGTTATCAATAGTAATCCTTTTGGAGAAATTCATTTAATACTATGTGATAAACCTAGAGCGCACCGTTAAATTAATGGTGCGCTTTTTTGTTGTATGTGCTATTATAAATAACCACTATTATAAAAGCACTGTATACGCTATGGAAACTTGTAATCATTTATTAGATATAGATACCTTTGAAATAAAATCTAAACTACTAGAGTATAGAGAGTTATGGCAACCTCGCAGTAAAGAATATCCTTTTTATACGCTAGGTAAATCAGCTTATCTTGATGGCAAAACTAGAGCGTACCATAAAGATTCTGCGTGGCTGAATGAAATACTACTGGAAGAGTTTGGGGAGCTTTACGAAAAGATACTAACTTGTTTAAGTGAAGAATACTTAGAGCCTGTTGAATTAGCTCACGATTTAGCGTTGCCAGGGTTTCATATATTTCCAAGTCACCCTAAATTTTTAACTATCGCAGGGAAATGGCATATGGATTATCCACACACCACTCTTAGTTTAGGAGATAAAGACCCAAGCGCTTTTACTCTCCCAATTGAATTACCTGTATCAGGAGGGGGCATGGATTTCTTAGATGATAAAGGAATTATGAGTCACATACCTTATAAGGAAAGAGAATTAGTTTTACATTCAGGTTTAGATGTACACAGGATAGCAGGAATGAAAGCCTATACCCCTGGGGAGTATCGTATTACCTTGCAAGGGCATTTAATTAGACGTGGTATAACTATGGAGGTATTTTGGTAATGGCTAACATGATAGAGCATAGTAACTTTGTATCAATGCATCAGATGAAACAAGAGTGGGAAGACGACATCGTGGCAGAAGACGAAGAGAAAACTAAGATGGGCTTAATTAAAAAATGTATGAACTGCCACACAGAAGTTTCTAAGTGTAGCTGTCATCTGCAAAAAGAAACTTACTGGGGTTACTAATATGATAGGTGAAGGAATTTTTGTGCTTATAGTTTCTTTAAGTGGCGACTACAAAGATGATGAGTATGTAGCCAATTTTAAAGACTGCACTATTGCAATGGAGTACTTTAAACAAAACTGTTCACAACACAAGGCAGCGAGGTGTATTTCAGAACAATATGCCAACCTACCTAATGATTATGAGACTAAAGACTCATTTAGTTTTGTTATAACAGAACCTCAATCTTGCGGATTTGTAGGCGTTGATACCCGTAAAAAATTTTTAAAGGACTAAGTACTATAATGGAGATTTACAAAAATAAAGCCTTACTTGTTAACACAAGGCAACCTGAGTTAATATTAGAAAACATAAGCAAGAGTAAAGTGTATAAAAAATTTACAGATGGTTTGTATCAAGTGGTAGTTCATTGGGGGATAGATGAAGTATTAACTTTACGCCAGTTAAAATTTAATAAACTACCTAGTCCTATATCTATAGATTATGAATGGCCTGGAGTGTACAAACCTTTTAAACATCAAAGAGACACTTCTGAGTTTTTATCTGCCCATAAAAGGGCGTACTGTTTAAGTGAAGCAGGTACAGGTAAGACATCAGGTGTTATATGGGCTGCTGATTATCTTATGAACAAGGGCAAAATAAATCGAATGTTGGTAGTATGTCCTTTATCTATTATGCAAGCAGCATGGCAGTCAGATTTTTTTAAAACCGCTATGCACAGAACAGTAGGTCTTGCTCATGGAACTGCTGAAAAACGTAGAAAAATACTAAATGAAAATACAGAAGTAGTCATTATAAATTATGATGGTATTGAAATTGTAAGTAAAGAGATTATGGAGGGAGGGTTTGACCTTATTGTGGTGGACGAAGCTAACTATATTAAAACAGTATCTACTAGAAGATGGAAAGCTCTAAACAAAATAGTAACCGATGATACGTGGGTATGGTTAATGACTGGTACTCCCGCGGCTCAATCTCCTGCTGATGCATATGGGTTAGCTAAATTAGTTAACCCTAAGTCAGTGCCTAAGTATGCAGGCACATTTAAAGATATGGTAATGACAAAAGTCAGTGCTTTTACCTGGCTCCCAAGGTTTAATGCTGAGAGTATAGTGCATAAAACATTACAACCTGCTATACGCCACACGAAAGCTGAGTGTTTAGACTTACCCTCGGTTCTTACCCAAACAAGGGAAGTACCTTTAACAAGCGAGCAAAATGTATACTACAAAAAATTAAAGAAAGAAATGTACATGGAAGCGTCTGAGGGAGAAGAAGTTACTATTGTAAACGCTGCTGTCAAGATGACTAAACTACTACAGGTTAGTTCAGGAGCAGTATACAGCGACACTAGAAAAGTAATTACCTTTGATGTAAAACCTAGACTTGCTGTGCTTAAAGAAATTATAACTGAAGCAAGCCATAAGGTTATTGTGTTTTGTACTTTTAGACACAGCATGGATATAATATCTAAGTTTCTAATAAAATCTAAAATAGAATGTGAGGCTATACATGGAGGTGTATCTATGTCTAAAAGAACCGACATATTTAAAAGGTTTCAAGAGACTCCTCAACCTCAAGTACTGCTTATTCAACCTCAAGCTGCTTCGCATGGAGTAACATTACACGCTGCTAATATAGTAGTGTTTTGGTCACCCGTTACCTCAGTTGAAACCTACATACAATGCTGTGCTCGTATAGACCGAGCAGGACAAAGAAACCCAATGACTGTTGTACATTTAAAAGGGAGCGATGTAGAGAAACGAATCTATAGGCAACTGGAAGACAAAAAGTGTAAACACTTTAAGATTGTAGACTTATTTAAAGAAGAGATAGGTATCTCTTGACTTTGTCTAAACAGCTAGTATACTTATAATCCATTCAAAGAAAGGAGAGGTGCGTGGACTTAGATAATAACCAACTTGAAAAGCTGATGGCAGCAGAAGTAAATATGCGAGAAGCTATTGCTAAACATGAGCAAGACATAAAAGAAATAAAAGCTAAACGTGAAAAGATTCAGCAAGCATTAAATGAGGCGTGTAGAAAGCTAAATGTTTCTAGCTTAAAAACTGAGGTAGGAACACTTAGTCGACAACTTAAAACTAGATACTGGACTAGCGATTGGCCCTCTATGCATCTATTTTTAAAAAAACACGATGCTTTAGAGCTTATGGAAAAACGTTTAAGTCAAGGTAATATAAAACAGTTTATAGAAGACAACCCTGACAGCGCACCTCCTGGTTTACAAGCTACTAGCGAATACACGGTATCAGTTCGTAAGAACAAAGAGTACAAGGAAAGCAAATGAGTGATGGCGCTGACATTTTTGCGAATGTTACCCCTATAGCTACACATAAAACTGATAGCTTTACCAGTAGCATAACTGCTAGTACTGTTACCTCTAAACGTATCTCTATACGTGATAATGCTTTTAGGTTAATGGTCAATGGTCAAGAGATTGACAAGTCAGACGAAGCTCACTTAGATGTAGTTATAATAAATGCATCTCCGTATGTGCATCGTATGTATTATGACGCTGACTACGTACCTGGGATAAAGGTTCAACCCCCTGTTTGTTGGTCTTCTAATAGTATAAACCCCGACGGTAAGGTAAACTCCCCTCAAGCTAAGACCTGTGTGCAATGTCCACAAAACATAAAAGGTTCAGGTCCTCGAGGCACCAAAGCATGTAGGTTTAGCCGAAGAATTGCCGTTGTAAAAGCTGACGATATAGAAGGGGACATTTATCAAGTAACACTCCCTGCACAATCTATATTTGGCACAGGTACAAACGAACGTAAACCACTACACCAATACACAGATTACGTAAGAGCTAATGGACAAACTTTAATGTCTATAGTTTCTCGCATGTCTTTTGATATGCATGCACAAAATACTAAAATAGGATTTAAACCTATTAAAATAATTACTGATGAAGACTACGCTGTATGTTCAGAAAAGAGTTTATCTGAAGATGCTATACGAGCTATTGAGTTGACTGTAAATGTTAATTCGGAAGACGTTAAAAATGTATTTCTATCAGAGGAAAACAAGTTGCCCGTTGCAGATAGCGGTGAGTTAGACTTGGAAGAATTATTATCTGCATGGGATTAAAATTTTAATTAATTAGGAGAAGTAACAATGGCAACAAGCAATTTAGTTTTTACAACACCCGCAGGTATAGCGCAGTATCCATGGTTATCTACACCCGATACTAAATTTTCTGAAACAGGTGATTACAAAGTAAGTTTAGTTCTTACCAAGGAAGCTGCACTACCTATCATAAAACAGATTAAAGATGTATTTATGGAAAACGTAGAATCAGAAACAAAAAAGAACAAAGGTAAAGAAATTAAAAAAGCTAATCCTCCATTTGCAGAAGAGTTAGATGATGAAGGTAAAGCAACTGGTAATATTATAATAAGATTTAAATCAAGCTATAAACCATCTATGTTTGATTCCAAAGCTAACCCTATGGTTGATGTTAATGTTTGGAGCGGCTCTGAAATAAAAGTCAATGGCTCTATAGCTCCGTACCACACTGCTTTAATTGGTGCTGGTGTCTCTTTACGTTTAAGAGCAGTTCAAGTTATAACTCTTGTAGAGGGTGGTCAG